TGGGTTGGGGTAGCTGATTTCGCCAAGCCGTTCCAGCTCATTGAAAAGAGCGCGAAGGAATGCATGTTCACAGTTAATGGTACCCGGTGAGACCTTTAACGATTTATCACTGGTTTTGTATCCATTCTGTATGAGGCCCTGTAAACGCCGATCCCGATAATGTGCCCAATCCTTCGAAGTGATAGCGGCAGCAACGGGGTTCCCCATGCCATTGCAAATAATATTAAGTTTGCCGAGTCGGCCTTTTCTGTCACTTAGTGAGCAACCGTGCAATTTGTACCATAGCTCGATAAGTTCGCTCAGCCTGCGGTTATCCTCTTTCTCAGCCAGCCAGGGTTTAGCCTTCATTTCGTCCTGAGTGTATTGCTCAAAGGCAATGGCTTCGGCTCGGGTCCTGAACTGTCGCCTTACACGTTTGCCATCCCGCCCGTTGAGATAGCACTCACAGAGCCACTTACCTGTATTTAATTTCCTTATTGCCATGTAGCCCCCCTTGATAAAAAGGGATTAAATTACTGTATATAAAAACAGTATTCAATGTTTGATTATCGATTTTCAAACATGAAAAAGCCCGCTTAGCGGGCTAAATTAATGCAGCAGGGAAGGTTGCTGTTGGCTGGTGTAGAGTGGCACCTTATTGATTTGCCCTGGTGAGACAATCATTCCAGTCACGGTCTCGTGTGTTTTGAATGTGCAACTGCAATTGATATTCTGGCACTGGTGATAACGTTCTTTTGTTTCTTTTGAAACATAGCGGCTGCTTTTTGCATGGGCTGCTGTCTGGCATAGAGGGCAGTGCATCATGATTAATATCCTCGAAAAGGGGCAGGGGAGAGCTACTTAGTTTGAATATGCAAATCGCGATTTGCAAATTACACCCAATTAAGCAGTTTCCGTTTCACCCTCTGTTTCTGACTGATATTCAATACCTGAAAGCAGCACTTCAAACTCAAGCGCGGTTGTATATCCGCTGCCGCTCAGGCTGTGCGTCACTTTACTTATAATCCACGGCTGCGCATCGATCACCGACTTAAAGCCGCTCACCCTGACCGGCGTCTCCGGATACAGGTCGGCGCGCCCCATCGCCAGGGTGATCGAAAACTCAGCGACGCCGCGCTGCAGCTTCTCCCACTTTGCTTTAGCCGCCCGCATCGCAGCCGCTTTCGATGCATACACGGTCGTCAGCGTAAACACGTTGTCTTCCGTGCCAGCAAGATAATCACCCTCTCTGGCCTCCGGCGTTTTAGTTTCGGTCGTCTTTTTCTTTTTCGCCGCTGGGTGTTCCAGCGCGCGCAGATGCTTTTCTTTTGGCTTGCGCTTCACCTTAACTTTTTTGGGCTTAGGGTCTTTCGTGTGTAGCCAGCTCGCCGAGACGCCGGTGTATGCGCCACGGTCGGCAATGCTGAAGCTGTGCCGGTCGCCATCCTGCCGGGTGACAGTCATCTGCGGAATTGGCTTGCCGCTGGCGGTGACGCCGTTGCCGGGCTTTATAAACAGAAGACGCCCGGCCTTCACAGCTGCAACCGCGCCGTACAGGGTGGCGATCCGCGTCAGAAATTTAGCGTCAGTCTCCTGCGTCTGGTCGATGTGAGCCACGGCAATTCCGGCGAATCCATCGGCCAGCATGGGCTTCAGGTTATTGCGCCCGGCTATCTGCGTCACAATGTCGCCCAGGGTAGTGTCGTGATAGGACACCTCCCGGCGGGAATTGAGCGAGCCACGAAAATCGGCACTGCGGGCGCGGACTGTCATGGTGTCCGGCGCGCCGTGGTGCTCAACCTCATCAACCGTGAAATCACCTTTGCCAAAAAGCGTCTGGCCTTTCCAGCCGAGAAACAGCGTTATCACTGCGCCGCGAACCGGCATAGCCAGCTGCCCGTCGGCGTCGTCCAGCTCAATATCCAGCTGGTCAGCTTCGAAGCCGCGATTATCAGTCAGCGTCATCGAGATAAGGCGATCCCGGATATTAGTTGTGACGTCATTAGAGTTAACCTTCAGCATGAAATCCGGCGTCAGCTGCGCCCCGGCCTGCACCGGCAGGCTGCTTATCCCGATCATCCGAGCAGCCCCCCTGCAGATGAAATCAGGCTGCCGGCCGCCGACTTAACGCCGTCTATTGCCGACGTGAGCTGCCCCGGCAGACTGGCGGAGCCGCTGATAAGCCCGTCAGCCTGTTTCTTCAGATCGCCAAACATAGAGGTAAGCGACTCGTCAACGCGCTTCAGGCTCAGGGTAAACATGATTTTGCTGGCCGTGCCATTGGGGTAAAACTCGCTGAAGGTGTTGGAAATACTCTCGATCACGTACATGCCGTAAATCATGCCGCTGCCGCCAATCAGCGGCCACGCCATGCCCTCGTCTGCCATCAGGCGGATTGTCATCAGCGACACCGAGCCGCCCGTTATTTCCGGCCGCAGCTCCCCGGAAAGCGTGATTTTTTCATCACCCGGCCCGATAAACTGCGCCGACGGACGCTGCCCGAACCGGCTGTTAGTGGGCCAGCGGTAGTCGATATTCTGCTGCATATCCCCGTAAGGCAGGGTCTGTCGCATAAACGGCATCATGCCGTAAATCATCATCATCGGTTAATCCTCCCAGCCCATTTTGCTGCGGTTCTGCGCCTGCCGGTTGCGCTGTTCTCTGGCCTGGTGCTGCGTCATCAGCGCCATTGCGTCGTCTTTGGTCATGCCCTCGTGCATGTTGATTTCATACTGATAAGTATTCTGGCTGCGGTCGGTAAATCCGCCGCCTGCTGACGGCGCTGAAACCGGACGGTACGCCGCGCCACCATAGGCGAGGTTGTATTCCAGCCCGCCGGTATCTGCGCCCGCGCCGCCGGTTGCTATTGGATCGGGCGACGGCACTTTGTCTTTCAGCCCGTCGGATTTCGTGTCGATAATGCCGAGCTTATCCAGCACCCAGTTGATGCCACCCATAAGCTGATCGAGCGCATGCCCCGGAATTTTCAGTGCCTCGGCCAGCATGTTGCCGAACTGCTTGAGCTGTCCGGCAACCGCACCGACAACGCGCAGCCTTTTTCCTTAACCGTTCCTGTGAGCTGAGACTATGGCAACTATCGACCTGAGCCAGCTGCCCGCGCCTGATGTGGTGGAGCCGCTGGACTATGAAAGCCTGCTGGCCGAGCGAAAGGCGACGCTGATTTCCCTTCACCCGGCCGATAAGCAGGACGCTATTGCCCGCACGCTGACGCTTGAATCAGAACCCATCGTTAAGCTGCTGCAGGAGAATGCCTATCGTGAGCTGATCCTGCGCCAGCGCATTAACGAGGCGGCAAAGGCCGTCATGGTTGCCTATTCACTGGATGGCGACCTTGACCAGCTCGGCGCGAATAATGGCGTAACCCGCCTGACTATTACCCCGGCCGACGATACGGCCATCCCGCCGACCGCTGCCGTTATGGAAAGTAACGACGATTTCCGGCTGCGCATCGCCTCAGCCTTTGAGGGAATGAGCGTGGCCGGGCCGACCGGCGCGTATGAGTATCACGCCAGAAGCGCCGACGGCCGGGTAGCCGATGCGTCAGCTATCAGCCCGTCACCCGCCGTTGTCACTGTGACTGTGCTCGCCCGCGAGGGCAACGGCGCAGCGACAGACGATCTGCTGGCCGTGGTTAACGCTGCGCTCAATGATGAGGACGTGCGCCCGGTTGCCGACCGGGTAAGCGTGCAGTCAGCGAAGATTGTTAATTACGAAATCGAGGCCGAGCTGTACCTCTATCCGGGGCCGGAGGCTGAGCCAATCCGCACCGCAGCTGAGGCAAAGCTCGCCGCCTACATCAGCGCGCAGAAGCGTCTCGGCCGTGACATTCGCCTGTCTGCGCTGTATGCCGCCATGCACGTTGAGGGCGTGCAGCGAGTCAGCCTGATTAAGCCGTCGGCTGACGTGGTGCTCGACAAAACGCAGGCCGCTTACTGCACTGGCTACACGCTGACCGTAGGAGGCTCGGATGAGTGATCGCCTGCTGCCGACCGGATCATCAGCGCTTGAGATTGCCGCCGCTGAGGCGCTG